CGGAACTCGCGCGCGCGACGGCCGCCGCGCAGGCCCAGTGACTTGATCAAGGCCCGCGCCTGGGTCAGATCGATGGCCACGGGCCGGCTACCCGCCATATCGCTGGCGGTAAGCCAGCGGCCATCGAGCGCACACCACAGCTGCCAGACCTCCCATTGCTCCGGCCACAACTCGAACGTGCCCCCGTCGCCAGCGGGAAGGTCGGCCGCCGCCGGCCGCAGGCGCTGCGGCGGTGCGATGCCGAGCGCCTCCAGATCATCGGCGAAGGCCTCGCGTCTCAGGTGGCTGGGCTTGGGATCGGCGCACTCTCGCCTCGCTCGCCCCCAGACGCTGGCGAGGTCGATAAGTTTTTTTGCGGAGCGATGCCGAAGCGGATCTGCAGCAAGGCCTCGTTCAGCGCCGCGCTGACCGCCAGACCATCCGGCCCGGTCACCATCTCCTCCAGCGCCTGCACCGAAAACGCGATCGGCTGTCCATCCTCGTCGCACACCTCGGGGCCCCATCCGATCATCACGCGGCCGAAGATGTAGGCATTGCGCGCCAGCAGGTAGTCCGTGTCCGGCCGCCCATCAGAAGCATGTCCATCGGCATCGGCGGAGCAGGCCTCAAAGGGCTCACCGAGCGTGCGTACGTCATCCACGGGGGTGGGGATGGCCTTCTTCGGCGTCCCCAGGGGAAACCGCAGGTCCGCATCGGCATGGATCGCCTTGTACTGTTTTTCGGATAGCGGCGCGAAGTGCGCGACGAAGGTTCTGGTGATCTCCGCGACGTCGCCGGCATCGTTGCCGACCAGGCACTTGACATGGACCGGCCACTTGCGCGCGTTGGATTGTCTTACGGTATAGGTCATGATGATTCTCACAGACAAGTCATGGTGATTTCGTCATTGCCGCTGACGGGCAGGGGCTCCAGGCCAATGGTGTAGGCCAGCATGCCGTCGACGTCCCCTTCATCGACGCTGAGCACGCGCACGTTGAGATCGGATTTCAGCTTCTTGCCCGCCGCGCTGCCATGGGTATTGGTGAGCGCCACGACGGTACCGGCAGTGGCCAGCGCGTAGGGGTCGAACACGCCCAGGGCCGGCGCGAGCACCGTCACGCTAGCCGTGGGATTGCGATCGACGATCGCGACCTCGACCTGCGGCCCTGGCAGACTGATACGGCTGATCTGATTGCCAAAGTCGTATTCCATATTGGAAAAGGCCAGATCGACCGCATTGAGCGTCAGCTTGCCGGTGTTGGCGGCATTGACCGCCTCCTCGGTGGTCCAGCCGGTCTTGACCACGCCAGATATGCTGCCGGCGACCGGTGCCACGAAGGGCGCCTGGTACTCCACGCTGAGCAGCGGAATGCCCTTGGCCGACAGCTTGACTTTGGCATTACCGCGCGCACCGATGAACTTGTACAACACGCCATCGATCTCAAGATAGGCCGAGGCGGAAGACAAGGCGGCGGAGACCAGGTTGTAGATCACGGACGTACCGGCATTCACGGTTTCGGACATGCCGCAGGCTCGCGGCGCTGGCCCCCATTTCGGCGCAACGCCGAGCGATCCCGAGGGGGCCAATGCCAGATCGAAGGACAGACTGGCCCAGGTGGCGGTGATCAGCTTGCCGCCATTGCCGAAGTAGGCCTGAATGAGGCCGCGATCGACGGTCTCGGCGTCGAGCGATTTGAGCGTGACATTGCGCGCCTCGAACCAATTGGCGGCGCCGGTCGGCGCGGCATCGGTGTTGTAAGTGGTTTCAACTTTGAGCGCTACGGTCTTTTTGTCCCAGAAGCGCGGACTGGACAACAGATTGGCGGGCATGATTACTTGCCTTTCTTGACGGTGAAATCAGGACTGGACAGGACGGTGGCGGGGGTGGCATTGACCTCCGGCAGCGCGGTGGCACTTTCTTCGACCACGGGCACGCGTTTGCCGGTGGCCGGATCGACGACGAATTGGCCACCCTTGCCCCAGTGCTCGTCGTTCAGATGGTCCGGCACGTGCGGACCGGCTTCAGGTTTGTTTTCCATTACAGACTCCCCTCGAAAAGGTAGGTTCGGTAGCTGTCTTGCCACCACAGATGACCATCGCGGAAGGCCAGCAGATTTCCCGCGCCGCGCTCCAGGGGCGCGTAGCCATCGGCCGGCACCCAGGCCGATAGCAGGGGTTTGATCACGGCACGTAGCGCGTCAATGTCGGCGCTGGCCGCTTCGCCGGTGGCGTCCGCCACATTGCGAACCACCAGCACCACAGCCATGCTCAGATCCACGCGCTGCGCGTCGGCGCCGGTGAAGCGACGCGGCTGCGGTTCGTCGGCGAGCAGATAGACGAAGGCACCCGGGGTCGCGGCCGGGTTCTTCTCGGCCGCCTGCTGAAACGCAGCCGCGCCGCCGATCAGCTTGAGCCCGAGCGCTTCCTTGTTGACCCGCAAGCGACTTATTGTCTCGGCGATCACGCTGCCTCCCCGGGGGGCGGCGAGCCGGGTTTGCGAGCGTGGGGGCGCATCACTGGATACCCCCGGCAAACACCTTGTCGCGGCCATTGGTTACGGCGATAGTGGCCTCCGGCGTATTGCCTGCAATCGGCGCGGCGTCCATGAGTACGGCGCGACCGGACTGCACATCGCGCAGCCAGCGAACCGCATCGCCATAGTCCTGGCGCGCCTGCTCGCTTGCGGCGTCGCCGAGCAGGTGGTAACGCGCGATCGCGGCGGCGATGCGTACAACGTTACTCGGTACCGGGTTGAGCGGCAACGTGTAGGCCGATGCCACGTAACTATTGACTTCGGCATCCGCATCCACCAGGGCGCGCGCAACCGCGCCGGCCGGCAGCACGCTTTCACGTTGTGCCAACTCGTCGGCGCCGTAGCGTTCTTCGAGGTCGGTGCGGGTGGCGTAGGTCACTTACGGCGCTTCCTTGATGACGATGTAACGGGTGCTGGTGAGATACATCTCGTCACCCGTCATGTCGGCAGGATTGGCCAGCACCTTCTCGAATGCCAGCTTGTCGGGCTCACCTTCCGGATAGCCCTTGTCCCAAACCTGCACCAGCACCTTGTAGTTAGCCGTGTCGGCGTTTTCGATACGAACGCGCTTGGTCATTTTCCGGTCTCCTTGGCGGACTTTTCATCGGCCTTCGCTGCGACCTTCTCGACCGCCCCGGCCACTACAAGGGCGGCGGCGATCTCGTCGTCGATCTCGACGGGCTTGTCGCTTGGCTCGACCCTCCCCTTGCCCAGGTCGATGGGGGATAGCACCCTGTATTTGGACATGGCGACCCCCTTACGCGACGGCGTTTTCGAAGAAGTAGGCGACATCGGCCGCGCAGACGATTTCCTTGACGCGCTCGCCCACCCGCACCCGCTCCGCGCCAGTCAAGCCAATGCTCGGCTCGGAAATGTTGCCGGCGATCTTTCCGCCGCATTGCGCGGTGTAGCCGAACGTGACGCCAGCCTGCGGGCCGGAGGCGTGGTCGCGATAGATGAAGGCGGCATGCTTGCCCCACACCCGCGACATGCTGGTGGCCTGGCCCTTCTTCGCCGTATTGACGAAACCGGCGCCGACCAGCACCTGCTGCAGTTCGAATAGCTCGGCAAACTCCTGGCGCGTGACGATCCCGGCGCCCTGGGCGGTGCCCTTGATCGCCTGCACCAGCTTGGGATGCCGGCGCAGCTTGGTCCATGTGGGCTGGCCGAACACGGCGATATTGGGGCGCATCACGGGCACATCGAGCGCGTCACCGATGGCGGCCACCGGATCGGAATTCGCCGTGTCGCTCCACTGCGAATTGCCGGCGAGGGTCACCTTGTTCGCCGCCGCGTAGGTGGCGGCGGCGAACACCTTGTTGGCGACGCGTATCTCACGCCCGAGGTTGACCAGGTTCGTCAGGTAGGCGGTCGCGATGGAGAGCGGGCTGGGCCGGCCGTGTTTTGCTGCCTTGTCGATATCCTCGTTCGGCACCAGATCATCCAGGCCGTGATTCTCGACCCTGTCTTGCTCAGCGGTCGCCTTGAAGTCGATTTCATTGGGTACCGACTTGCGGCCGACGCGCGTATCCGGCACGGTAAAACCCTGCGCCAGATCGTACTTTAGCCACTCGAACTCGAAATCGGTCGGCGTCAGAGGCAACACATCGTCGGCGATCAACGCCACATCGGGATTGCGATACGCCAGGGCGATGGCGGTAAGGGTCGGATTGACCGGGAACGGGGTAGTAGCCATGAAATTTTCTCCTGATTAACCCTGCATGACGCCGGGCGCGATGAAGACGGCGGCGATGTCGCCGGCCGCCGCGGACACCTCGGCGAAACCGATGATGCGAACGTTGGCGCCAGCCGCTGGCGCCGCCTCGACGGCTTTTCCATTGGCATCCGCTGTCACGGGCTTGCCGCGCGCCACGACGCCACCGAACTCGACATCGGCGATGCCGCCCTTGACGATGTCGCAGCGCTCGCCGGAAGCCGGTCCAACGGACTCGCATACCCCCATCAGGTAATCCGTCGCGGCGGCGGCCTGCAGCACCTCGCCATCATTGGCACCGACCTTGACGATGCGATACGCGGCGATCGCGCCGCCGGCGGTGTAGTTTTTGTTGAGCAGCGTATTGGCCATCTCAGATTCCTTCCGGGTTGACATGGGCCACGGCTTCGACCGTGGTAACGGCAATACCCACCGCCGCCTGCTCGGCCTGATACTTCAGGGCCGCCGTGGCGATGGCTTGCGAGTTAGCCTTATCGAGCCCGCCGCTTCCACCCTTGCCGTTGGTCTGGGTTTCGCCCGGCTTGACGATCACGGGTTGCGCGTCGATGAATCCCTTGAGCGCGGCCAGATCGCCGGCCAGCTTGCGGGCGTGCGGTTCGGTGGCCGGGGTGAGCTTGCCGGCAGCCAGGCCAGCAGAGATCACATTGTCGACCTCGGCTTGCACTTTCTCGGCCTTGAGCGCGGCCAGCTCCGTCGTCGCGCTGGCCAACTCGCTGCGCACGGCGGTGAGAGTGGCGATCTCGACGTACCGGGCCGGATCGGGCGCCTGAGACTTGAGCGCGGCCAACTCACCGGTATGGTTGGTGCGCAAGGCGTTCAGCGCGGCGATCGCTTCGGCCTCGGTGGCCGTCTCGGGTAAACCGAGAGCGGCGAGCAATGCTTTCATGGGCGTCTCCTCTTGAGTGGACGGGGTGAGAAACTGGGAAGCCAGGGCCGTCATGGCGGCCAGATCGGTGAGGCCGTCAAGGCCGGGATCGTTGGTCAGCGCGGCATGCGCAATGCCCAGTACGGAGCCGGTGCGCTTGTCATAGGGAAACACCGGGCTGATGTAGCGGTACTGTTTGTCCGCGATCATTTGCGCGGCTTGCGCGGTCCATTCGACACCGACCGCCCACAGGCCATCGGCGCGCGCCTCCAGGCGCTGGAACCAGCCGGCGGCGGGCGCCGGCTTACCGTTCTCGGCCGCGTGCAGGGTCTGGTGCTCGTAATCGATGACGCGGCGCGAGGCTCGGGAGGCCG